GTAAACACCTTCCTTGGCGAGACATGGGAAGATGCTGGCGAGGGTGTCGATGATTATTCAGTGGCCCAACGCAAGGAAGATTACGAAGGCATCCCTGATGAGGTGGTGCTGCTTACGGCTGGAGCCGACGTTCAGGATGACCGCGTCGAGGTCGAGATTGTGGGCTGGGGCGCTGGTGAAGAAAGCTGGCAGATCGATTATCATGTGATTTACGGCGATCCGTCTACCACGCAGCTATGGCACAAGGTCGATGAGGTCTTGCTGGCAACCTATGAGCATCCGTCTGGTGAGCCAATGCTGGTTCGCGCAACCTGTATCGATACTGGTGGACACCATACACGCGCCGTTTATAACTACGCCAAGACTAGAGCCGGACACAGAGTGTTCGCCATCAAGGGCGTGGGCGGCGAGGGCAAGCCAATTGTTGGGCGTCCGTCAAAAAACAATATCGGCAGGGTTCCGCTTTATCCCATTGGTGTTGATACTGCGAAGGAAGTGCATTACTCTCGCCTGAAGATGGACGAGGCTGGCCCCGGCTATTGTCACTTCCCAGCCAAGCGGGATGATGAATATTTTAAACAGTTGACTGCTGAAAAGCAGATGATCCGATACCACAAGGGTTTCCCATCGCGGGTCTGGGTCAAAACCAGAACAAGAAACGAGGCTTTAGACGTTCGAGTGTACGCAATTGCGGCACTTACAATCCTAAATGTAAATATGGATAGCGTGGCTCGTAAGTTTTATGCTAACATGGAAAAGCATAAATTGCCAAATGCTGAAGAAGCTGATAAACCCCATCCTTTAGCGGCTGGCAAAAAGGCTGTTCGCAGAGGTGGTTTCGCTAACAACTGGCGCTGAGGGATAATGGCTAATCTTTTTGACGAGAATGAAGCACCAGAGGGCGAACCACTGAAGATCGTTGTTGGCGATTTTATTCAGTGGAAGAAGTCTTCTCTTGCTGAGACATATCCTCCAGCCCTTTATTCTGCAAACTATGTTGCTAGAATAGCTGCTGGCACTAACTCTGAAATACAAATACCAGCCGTTGAACGCACAGGATATTATCTTTTTACAGCAGACAGTGCGGCCACTGCGTTATTTGCTGCGGGTTTCTATCATTGGCAGCTTGAAGTAATCCAAACATCTAGCGGCAACCGCGTTGTAGTTGAGCGTGGCGAATTTGAAGCTATCCAAGACTTAGATAATAGTGGCGCTGATCCGCGCAGCCATGCTGAGATTATGCTCGGCAAAATTCAGTCTCTGCTTGAGGGTCGCGCCGACAAGGATGTATCCTCCTACTCTATTCAGGGTCGTTCTATTGCTAAAATGTCCGTTGTGGACCTATTGCAGTGGCGCGATTATTATCGCAAGGAGGTTACTAAAGAGCGGCGCGATAATGCTATTGCTCTTGGAAAGCCGACTAAGACCACGATGAAGGTACGTTTCCTATGAGTTTGTGGCGTGAAGCACTGGGCTTGCCCCAGAAAAAGAACAACGTAGCAAAGCGTTCATACCACGCTGCGAATACTGGTCGGCTGTTTGCCGATTTTATGGCGTCCAGCCGCAGCCCAGACAGCGAACTGCGCCCTGACCTTGTTCTGATGCGCAACCGTTCGCGTGAACTGGCGCGGAATGATGTTTACGTTAAGCGTTTTCTTAACTTGCTGAAGACGAACGTGGTTGGCGACAAGGGCATGACCCTGCAAGTTAAGGCGCGAAACACCAATGGATCATTGGATTCTATCGGCAACCAGATCATCGAAGACAGCTTTTACCAATTTGGCCTAAAGGGCAACTGCACAGCAGATGGCCGCCTAAGCTGGATTGACCTTCAGAAGTATGTGATGGAAGCCACCGCCCGTGATGGCGAGGCGTTTTTGCAGATTGTCCGCAACCGCTCGTTTATCCACGGAATTGCGTTTCACCCTATCGAATCCGACCAGATCGATGAGCAGAAGAACGAAAAGCTGCGTAACGGACGCGAAATCCGCATGGGCATTGAGGTCGATGAGATGCAGCGCCCGGTTGCTTATTGGGTGAAGAAGCGTCACCCCGGCGATGCTGAGTTCTCGTCCATTTCGATTAATTCGTCAGACCGAATTGACGCCAAGAATATCATCCATGTATATGACCCTATTCGTGCTGGTCAAACGCGTGGTGAGCCTTGGATGTCACCAGCAATAAGCCAATTGAAGATGCTGAACGCTCACCGTGAGGCTGAGTTGGTCGCATCGCGGATGGCTGCGTCCAAGATGGGCTTCTTTACCTCCGACAATGGCGAAGACGCTCCAGCAGACGATTACGACAACACTGTCCCGATCATCGATGCTGAACCCGGCACATTCCACCAGTTGCCTAACGGCGTTGACTTTAAGCCATTTGACCCGTCGCATCCAGCCACCGCCTTCTCTGATTTCCAGAAGGGCATCATTCGTGGTATCGCGTCTGGTCTTGGCGTATCTTACGCTGCGCTGTCGAACGATCTGGAAGGGACATCTTACAGTTCAATCCGTCAGGGTGCATTAGAAGAGCGCGACTCCTACAAGATGATGCAGCAGTTCTTGATGGAGCATTTTGTCATCCCTGCATACAACACTTGGCTGCGGCACGTTATGGAGTTTGGTTTGATACCAATTCCGGTATCACGCTTTGACAAGTTTTCGTCTGCATCAAGTTTCCGCGCCCGTGGTTGGCAGTGGGTCGATCCACAGAAGGAAATTAACGCAGCCGTCACCGCCATGCACAATGGTGTTATGTCGATGCAGGATGTTGCTGGTCAGTATGGCCGCGATGTCGAAGAGACATTTAGCCAGTGGCAGCGTGACAAAGAAATGGCGGATGCCTTTGGCTTAGAACTAGCATTCTTCCCGTTCGGTGGGAACGAAGCAACTAAGGGTATTGACGAAGAAGAACCAGTTGATTGATTGTTGCGTAATTTGGTGTTATTGTTTCGCCGAAACGCTTTTTGGAGCAACTTATGTCAGAAGTTGAAGATGTCGTAGAAACAGAGGCTGTCGAAGCTGAAGTTGCCGTAGAGGTTGAGGCCGTAGAGGCTGAAATCGTTGAAGAAGCGACTGAGGAAGAGCGCAAAGCCCCTATCGAAGTGCTTCACCGCGCCATCCACATGCAGCCAAAGGCGATCTCGGAAGAGAAGCGCACTGTTGAAATCGCCGTATCTTCTGAACTGGCGGTTGACCGCTCATTTGGTAAAGAAATACTGGTCCATGAAAGCGGAGCCATTGATATGGGCTTTGTCGCTTCGGGCCGTGCGCCACTGCTTTTGGACCATGATCCAGAGCGTCAGATTGGCGTTATTGAATCCGTGGAACTTTCTGGGGACCGTGTTCTTCGAGCCAAAGTCAGGTTCGGGCGCTCGGCACTTGCTCAGGAGGTTTTTCAGGACGTTGTCGATGGTATCCGGTCGAATGTGTCGGTTGGTTATCGCGTCAACAAAATGGAGCGATCCACTACGAATAAGGACGAGTATCTTGTTCGCTCTTGGTCGCCCCTTGAGGTATCTGTCGTTTCTATCCCTGCTGACCCGTCAGTTGGCGTGGGTCGTAGCGCGGCTGCTCTCGAACCCAAACCTACCATTGAACCATCCATCAAGAAGGAAGTCAAAATGACTGACGAAGTAAACTTGGATGCGGTTCGGGCCGAAGCTGCTGAAGCTGCTGCCAAGAACGCATCTGCAATCATCGAACTCGCCGCTCGTCACAACAAACGTGACCTTGGCGACGCCGCCCTCCGTTCGGGCAAGAGCATTGAACAATTCCGTGGCGAATTGCTCGACGTAATCGGTTCGGACAAGCCACTTGCAAACGAAGACATTGGTCTGACGAAGAAAGAAATCCGTCAGTTCTCGGTTGTTCGTGCAATTGCTGCTCTTGCAAACCCAAGTGACCGTCGCTTGCGCGAAGCTGCTGCATTCGAGTTTGAAGTCTCGGAAGCTGCTGCTGCACGTTATGGCCGTGGCGCACAGGGCGTTATGCTCCCAACCGACATTCTCGGCGTCTGGAAGCGTGACCTGAACACCAGCGATGACAACGAAATCGTAGCAACGAACTTGCTTGCTAACGAGTTCATCGACGTTCTGCGTAACTCATCGTCCGTAATGCAAGCTGGTGCGCGTATGCTCCCCGGTCTGCAAGGCAACGTAGCAATCCCTAAGAAGACTGCTGCTTCGTCGGGCGGCTGGATCAGCACTGAAGGTGGTGCTGCTGGTGAGTCTGAGCCAACTTTCGGCACAGTCTCGATGTCGCCAAAGAACATTGGTGCATTCACCGACATGACCCGTCAGTTGATCCTCCAATCGACTCCTGCCATTGAGCAGTTGGTCCGCGACGATTTGACACAGGCTCTGGCCTTGGCAATCGACAAGGGCGCATTGGAAGGCACTGGCTTGTCCGGTCAGCCAACTGGTATCCTCAGCACTGTTGGCGTTAACAAGCCAACTGCATTCGCCGCTGCTGTACCAACCTTTGCTGAAATGGTTGCTTTGGAAACTGCTGTTGCAGAAGACAATGCTCTGTTCGGTAACTTGGCTTACATCACGGACGCAGCCACCTACGGCGGTCTGAAGACGAAAGCTAAGGACGCTGGTTCGGGCATGTTCGTCCTCGAAGGCGGTCAAGCCAACGGTTACAACGTAATCCGCACTCAGCAGTCAACTGCTGGTAACGTATACTTCGGTAACTTCGCTGACTGCATGATCGGCATGTGGGGTGGCCTCGACCTGACGGTTGATCCATACACCGCATCCAGCACCGGAACTGTCCGCATTGTTGCGCTTCAGACTGTAGACGTTGCACTTCGCAACGCAGTCTCGTTCGCATACAACAACGACACGGTATAAGAAATGTTGAGGGCTGATATTTGGAAGTCATATCAGCCCTCGACTTCTTTGGAGAATGCTATGCAGTATAAGTGCATCCGTGGCGTAATAACATCGCAAGGCCCATTGAGCGTTGGTGATGTTGCTACTCTCCCACATGGCGAGGCTTTAGTGCTTATCGCTCAAAAGAAAATCGAAATCTTTGAAGAGGCCGTTCGCGTGGCTGAGGCTCCGAAGGTCGAGCATCGTGATCCTGTAATCAAGCGCGGTCCTAAGAATGGGCGTTGAGAGCGCAGATGATATTCTCGACTTCTTTGAGGTCGATGATTTTGCAGATACTGCCACTTACACTCCCGTAGGTGGCAGTGCTGTTTCTGTGAACGGCATCTTTGACGCTCCTCAAGCCAGCCGTGGCGCTACAGACCTGATGGACATCACAATTCCATCACCACAGTTTGTCTGCCGCACTGCTGATGTGCCTTTGGCCGCTGATGGCGATGAAATTATTATTCGCTCTGTGGCTTACAACGTGCGCGTTGTGTTGACAGACGGCACGGGTGTATCGACGCTTATACTCGAAAAGGTGTAACATGGCGCACGTTAGGCAGCAGATCAGGGACTATGTTGCCGACTTGTTGGTTGAGTTTATCTTTGATAGATTTGGCATTGCAATCCAAGATCGTTTTAATATTAAACTCACAGCCAGAGATTCTGGGAATTTGCTTTCTACAGGAACATTGTACAAGTTTCGTCGATATGCGCTTGATGACGAAAAGCTACCCGCGCTCATTGTTTACACCACGACTGACTTATCGCGTCTAGCAACCATAGGTCAGCGGACAATGACGCACGACCTTGAATTGAGGGTGGACATCGTAAATAAGGGTTCAAGTCTAAATATATTTGAGAACATTGAGCAGTTTTCAGCGGAACTTATACAGGCCGTTGAAAGTGATTTTAATTTAGGCGGATTGGCGAAAAGCTGTGTGCTGGCAAGTTCAGACTTTGATGTCGAAACTGGTGGCGAAAAAGCTATCGGTTCCGGCAAGATGATATTCAACGTGCAGTACACAACCGCTATAGATAACTGTCAGGTGTCAATCTAATGGCGCATATGAACCAGCAGATCAGGGACCGGGTCGCGGACATTATTGGTGCGCTGCCTTTCTTCTCTGGCCGCGTCTACAAGATGCGCTCCTATGCCTTGGATGAGGCAAAGCTGCCAGCGGCAGTGGTTTACACCAACAGCCAATCGTCTTCGCTGGTCAGCATAGGCTTTAGGACGCTTCAAGGCTCACTTAATCTGACGGTTGATATTCACATCAAGGGCTCCAGTGCGACGATAGTAAATGAAATCGACGATGCCTGTGTTTTGATTGAGGATGCCATTGGCTCTGATTTCTCACTCAACGGATTAGTTAAGAGTTGCGTTTTGACTGAAACCGACGTAGACATTAACGTCGAAGGCGAAAAGCCAACGGCCTCTGCTCGGTTGTCTTACGTTGCTGAATATGTTACATCCATAGCTGATGTGGAGACACCAAGATGAAGATGGTCAAAGTTTACAACAAAACTGGCGATGAGATACTCGCTTGTGAGTGTGATCTAGAGCAATATCAGTCTAACGGCTGGGATGTTAAGAAGGCTGCAAAGCCAAAGGTTCAAGCAGAGAAAGTCGAGGAGTCTGAGTAATGGCTACGCATACTGGCAGTGAAGGAACGCTCAAGGTTGGTGCGAACACCATCGCAGAGATTCGCTCCTACTCTTTGGAAGAAACCGCTGACACTGTCGAAGATACTTCGATGGGTGATAGCTACCGTAGCTTTAAAACGACACTGAAGGGCTGGTCAGGCTCCGTGGACGTATTCTGGGATGAGACTGACACCACAGGTCAGGGTGGCCTTGTAGTTGGCGCTCAGGTAACAATTAGCGTATTCCCAGAAGGTGCGTCCGCTGGCGTATCTGAAAAGTATTACACCGGAACTGCGACTGTGACAGGCAAGACCATCACAGGCAGCTTTGACGGAATGGTGGAATCGACAATCACGCTTCAAGGCACTGGCGCTTTGACCGAAGCAACACTGGCGTAAGGATAAGACATGGCTACCCATACTGGTTCAGAAGGCACTGTCCGCGTTGGCGCGTCAAACAGCGTTCTTGAAATTCGTTCGTACTCGGTTGAAGAAACGGCGGATACTGTTGAAGATACTTCAATGGGCGACAGCTATCGCACGTTCAAGACTACCCTGAAGGGCTGGTCTGGTTCGGTTGATGTGTTCTGGGACGAAACAGACACCACAGGCCAAGGAGCATTGATCCCCGGCGCTGAAGTGAACATTCGCTTCTACCCAGAGGGCGCAGTTTCCACTGACGTTTATTACACAGGTCAAGCCATTGTAACTGGTAAGACTATCACTGGCAGCTTCGATGGTATGGTGGAATCCACTATCACTGTTCAAGGAACAGGGGCTTTGACTAGCGCGGCTGTATAATTAAGGAAGATTAATATGAGTATTGCCAAGCGTATCGCAGAGCGGACATCGAATAAGCGTCACATTGACGTTGCAGAGTGGGGTGATGCTGGCAAGCCAGAGAAGGTCTATTATGGCCCTCTGCTTGCTGGTGAGTTAAACCGCATTCAGCGCAAGCATCCTAACTTTCTGGGTTCGGCATCATTTGATGCAATGGTTGACCTTATCATTCTCAAGGCTGAGAACGGCCAAGGTGAAAAGTTGTTTACGCTTGAGGACAAGCCCGTTCTGATGCGTGAAGAAGTAACCGTAATCTCGACTGTCGCTGCTGCATTTATGAGCGGTGAAAGCGTCGAGGAGCAGGAAAAAAACTAAGAAACGATCCGTTTAGGTATAATCTTATTACCTTGGCGGATCGGCTCGGCAAAACCATTGCGGAGATTGAACAAATCTCAATTGAAGAGTATAACGAGTGGGTAGCGTTCTTCAAAGTGAGCGAGGAAAACCAGAAGCGTGGCCGAACAAAATCTTGATTTCAACATCATTGCCCATACGCAGGGCATGGAGCAAATCGCTAATCTGATTAATCGGGTTGGTGCGCTTGAGGCTGAAACCAAGAAATTAAGTTCGGCCAATACAACTTTGGCATCATCAACTGATAGTGTTATTCGCAATGGTGTTCGCTATAACAACGCCCTTGATGCGCAATCAAAGGCCCTGCGTCAGAACCGCCAAGGCACTCAGCAACTTGGTATGCAAATCAATGACTTTGCAACGTCGGTATCAACTGGCGCAAGTCCCGTACAGGCGTTTAACCAACAAATTGGTCAGGTTGGTTTCGCCATGTCCCAAATGGGCGGCACGGCTGGTAAGGTCGGCGCTTTTTTGGCTGGCCCTTGGGGGGCTGCTGTTGTTATAGCTACTATGGCTCTTGGCCCATTAATTGAAGCATTTTTTAATACCTCAAAAGCTGCTGAAGAACTTCAGAAAACCGAAAAGGCTGGGCGCGAAGCATCTATAAATTTGCTTGAGGCAAGGGCAGAACTTGACAAGGCTCTTGGCAGAAATACTAATAACTATAAACTCGCTAAACAAGCAGCTTTTGATAGTGCCTTGGGCGATTTAGCAGCAGCCAACGCCGCAGTAACAGCATCTCAAATTAGAGTTGCAGTTGCTCAAAAAGAAAAAAGGATTGTTAAATCAATACAGGAGTCAGAGGGCGGCGCTATTGGCGGCTTTCTGTTAGACGCTTTTGGATTTGGTAATGTTGATGCTGCTGTCAAAGAGTCTGATGAAAAAATAAATGCTTACAAAAATGCGCAATCAGCACTTATAAAAGCTAGGGCGCAATTGGTTAATGCGACGAAGGGAACGGCGCAAACTGGCAGTTCTGCTGTGGGGCGCGTGGGGGGCGCTGGTCAAGCAGGTAAATCCGATCTTGAAAAGCAACAGGATAAAGATGCCAAAAGCCTTGAGGACTTTTTTAACCTTATTGAGCGAGGCAATACAAAGGAATTGCCAGAATATGCGCGGCAAGTTATGGCTATTGAGGAGGCATTTCTAAAATTAAATGCAGCCCAGCAAGCATCGGATAAAAACCGTTTTACAAAGATTTTTGCGCAAGATAAAATCTTTTTAAAAGAAGGTCAGGATCAAATTGCTGATTATCTTAAAACGCCAATAGAAGCGCCTCAAATGAGCGTGGAAATGGAAGACATTATTTCCAAAGCAGATGAAATGAGGCAGTCTTTTGATGCTGTAGGAAACGCCATAGCAAACTCATTTAAGGGTATGCTTACTGGCGCGATGTCATTCAAAAGCGCAATGCGGGGAATTATTGGCGCAGTCATTGACGAACTGTTTAGGCTTTATGTTGTTAAACAGATTGTGGGGATTGTTACTAGCGCGGTTGGCTTGCCAGCAAGGGCGCGTGGTGGGCCAGTTTCAGGAAACCAACCTTATGTGGTAGGCGAACGCGGCCCAGAACTATTTATCCCCGGCGGCAATGGCACAATCATTCCCAACAGCAACATGCGTGGCGGTGGCGGCGGAAGCCCTATTAGCATCAGCGTAGACGCCCGTGGTTCAAACGATCCAGCCGCAGTCCGCGCTCAGGTTCAACAGGGCATCCTTGAGGCTGCTCCGGCTATTATCGCGGCGGCAGAGTCACGGACAATTGCGGGTCTTCGTAGGCCACGCCTCGGTGGAGCAATGCAGTAATGGCTACAATTACATATCCCTCAACGCCAAGGCCGCAGGGCATGGCATGGCGGCTGGTTATGCCAGCACAGACCAACGTGTCTGATTGGACAGGTCGGCGGCAAACCATTGCCTCTGGTCGTGGCTGGTGGGAGGCCCAGATTACATTCCCACCAATCGTTGGCACAACGAATGTTAATGCTTGGCGTTCGTTCATTGCTAAATCGCGTGGCGCGGCGAATGACTTTCAGGTTCCTGTCGATCCTGTGGCTCAGTCGGCTTCAACAGCCACTCCACTGGTTAATGGCGCTGGTCAGACGGGTCGGACGCTCAGCACAGACGGCTGGCCGCTATCAACCACGGTGCTTGTCGCTGGTCAGTATGTCACCATCAACAACCAGCTTTTGCAATTGACTGAGAACGTCACATCCAATGGTTCAGGTGTAGCTACACTTACGTTCGAGCCACCTGTCAGGGTGTCGCCAGCGGACAACGCTGCCATTGAATACAAGAATCCATATTGCTTAATGTATCTGGTAGAGGAGCCAACGCTTTCAGTTGAGACAGGTTATGTTTATAGCCTCTCGCTGAACCTACGGGAGTCCTTCTAATGGTTGATGCAACTACACAGGCTGCGCTTGAAGCCACAGTCGTAAATTGGCGTGTCCTAATTTATGCTGACTTTGTTGGCGATGTGCTACGCGGAACCAGTGGCCTTTACGACAAGACAATATCCGGATCAGGCGACGCGGAACTTGACGGCACTTACGATAGCTTTAACCACGACCTGATTAATGTTTCGACTGTCAAGCACAACGAGTCTGGGTCTGACACAGTGTCTATTTCCATGAGCGGCCTTGTGGTAAACAATGCCGACTTTCTGGCTATTATTGGTGACAAGTCAAAGTGGCAGGGCCGTATTGCACGGCTTTGGTTTTATTGCGTCAACGAGAATGAGGGACAAGTTGGTTCCATCATTCCATATTACACTGGCTACATGAATGAGGTGAGTATTTCTGGGAGCGCGGAAAGCCAGACAGTCACCCTGACCATTGAAAACTATCTGACAAGTATCGCTGGCGCACAGAACAAAACATACCTTATTCAAAATATCTATGATGCTGGCGATCTTAGCGCGGAAACATCTATAGCGGCTGCCAACGGCATGGCTGAGGCTGGTAACTACGGATACGGCGGCGGCGGCGCAGGTGAAAATGATAATGGAAGGGCGAACTTCCGATGAGAATATCGACTTGGGAAGAAACCCTATCCGATTATATTGCCACCAAGCGGCATGAACCGTTTGAGTATGGCGTAAACGATTGCTGCCTGTTTGCCGCAGGGGCGGTTGAGGCCATTACTGGTGAAGACCCTATGTCTGAATTTCGCGGCAAATATGATAGCCTTAAAACCAGCTTGATAGCGATCAAAGATATTGGCGCTGGGACACTTGAGGCAACTATGGATAGCAAGTTCCCAGAGGTTCAAATAGGCCATGCGCAACGCGGAGACCTTGCTTTCCATGATGGCAGCGTTGGTGTAGTAATGGGTAGCTTCGCCTACTTCGTTTCTGACGATGGGCTGGAGCGGATTAACCGATCCCTATGGGATAAATGCTGGGGTGTTGGCCGTGGGTAAAACTCTTAAAACCGTTGCAATAATTGCGGCTGCTGTTGCTGTTGCCTACTTTGCGCCACAGATTTCTGTTGCTCTGCTTGGAAGCGCCGGAGCAGCAGGGGCCGCTGGCGCTGCTTTGACCAGCACCATTGTAGGCATAGGCGCTTCAATTGCACTTTCTACGGCATCAATGGCATTGTTTGGGCCTAAAGTACCAAAGACCCAAATGTCCCGCCTCAACGTCAGCCTTGATCCGTCTACGCCGCGCAAGGTTGTATTCGGCACTACGGCCATGCCGCTAGACCTTCGCTACCATGAATCCAGCGGAACAGATCAGGAATATGTTGATTATATTATTGCTGTAGCAGCACATAAAGTTACCTCGATTACTGAGATATGGTTTGAAGAAAAGCAAGCGTGGACATCAACTGGCGGTGTTACCGCAACCTACTCCGGATACCTAACTGTTGATTTCCGCACTGAGGGAACAGACGCCAACACCATTGCGATTAACGGCGGTGGCAAGTGGGGTTCATCTCGTCGCCTTACTGGCTGCGCCTATGTGTATTTGCGCATTAAACGCACTGGCAACACCAAGAAGGCTGAAAGCCCATTGGTTAGTGGGTTGCCTAGTCGTGTTACTATCATTGGCGATGGCGCTCTTCTTTACGATCCCCGAAAGGATAGCACGGTCCCCGGCGGCTCTGGTTCTCACCGCGCCACGGATCAAAGCACTTGGGGCATCTACACAAATGCTGATGACACCGACAACCCTGCCCTGCAACTACTTTGGTGGCTGCTTGGTTGGGAAATAAACGGCAAGCTATCAGTTGGCTGTGGTGTGCCTTATACCCGCATTGACATGCCATCTTTCATAACGGCTGCAAACATCTGCGATGAAAACGTAACTCTGGCGATAGGCGGAACCCAAAAGCGTTACCGCACAAGCGGCACTGCCTCTGATGCTGATGACCGCATGGAGATCATTAACAACTTTCTGGCCTCAATGAACGGAACGCTCCGTGACAATGGCGGCAAGTTGACCTTAACGGCAATGAAGAACGACCTTGCTGATTATGTCCTGACATTCGATGAAAATGACATGATTGGCGGGTTCGATTGGCAGCAGACCCGTGGCCTCACTGAGAACTACAATGTTGTTCGTGGGCGTTATGTCGATCCGTCAAACAACAGTCTGTATCAGATGGTGGATTATCCAGAGGTGGGCTTTGCATCACCTGATGGCATTGAGCGCGTAATGTCGCTTGATTTGCCATATATTGAAGATGGTCGCCGTGCGCAGCGCATTGCTAAGCAGGTTATACAGCGCAATCAGTATCGGGGCCTGTTCTCTGCCACGTTCAACGCTAAAGCGCTTGGCTGTCAGGTTGGCGATGTTGTGCGCATGAACCTTGAGGCCCTTGGCTGGTCCAATAAGCCATTCCGCGTTGTGAGCCAAGAAATCCGCTTTGATGGTCAAGTGCCATTGGCTTTAGTTGAAGAAAATGCTGCAATCTACGCATGGGATGCGGATGACGTTGCGCCTATCACACCGACTGCGCCGACGATCTATAACCCTTTAAACAGCCCATTTATCCTTGGGATTGATGACGCAGGAACAACTGCTGATTGGTCAGGAATCATTGATGACAACGGCGACAAGCCAGAGGATAATGCTACAAGAAACGTAAACAGGGGCGCATGGTCAGGATCATCCGTTGCTTATTCTGTTGGCGACTTTGTGCAACTCGACGGTTCAAGCTATTCGGCAATTGTCGCTCACACATCTACATCTGGCAATGGTCCTCCGGGAGCAAATTGGGCGCTATTGGCTGCTGGTGGTGGTGGTGATATTGGCCCAACTGGCGCTGCTGCAATCAGCGGGTATCTTACCAAAGAGACTGTTCAGCTATTCGCATATGCCAATGGCGGCGTTGTTTCGTATGCGCCAGCATCTGGTAGCTTTAAGGTGTTCAGTGGCAACACAGATGTCAGCAGTTCGTTCAGCCTAACAACCCTTAGCAATCCAGAGTCGTTGACTGTTTCTTATTCGGGCCAAACATATTCAGTAACAGCTGGTTTTGATGCCAATGAGGATACAGCAAGCGTTACTATTCGCGCTACAGGATCAGGAACATATGTTGGTGTAACAATCGACAAGGTGTTTTCTCTATCGAAAGCCAAAGGCGGTTACGAAATTGTAGCTACACTGCCTTTGACCGATCTGTTTGAAGGTAGGGTCGTTTTCCTAACAAGCGACGATAAATTGTATCGTTACACTGGATCAGCGTGGACATCGGCAGTTCCTGCGGCTGATATTAGCGGAACCTTGGCTGACGCGCAGATTGCAGCCCTAGCAGCATCTAAAGTCACGGGGCAACTTACTGACGCCCAGTTAGCAGCTATTGCGGCAGCAAAGGTTACTGGTCAACTTACCAATACACAGATTGCCGATCTGGCAGCAACAAAAGTCACAGGTCAGCTTACTGACGCTCAGATTGCTGCAATTGCGGCGGCAAAGGTTACGGGTCAAATCGTAAACACACAGATTGAGGCGGTTGCAGCTACGAAGGTCACAGGTCAACTTAGCGATGCGCAAATTGCTGATTTGGCAGCAACAAAGGTTACGGGCCAACTTACGGACGCTCAGATAGCGGCTATTGCGGCTACAAAAGTCACTGGTCAGATCGTAGGTACGCAGATTACTGACGATTCAATTACATCGTCAAAGATTGCAGCTAACGCTATTACAGCCAGTGAAATTGCCGCTGGGGCTGTAGTGGCTGGAAAGATTGCAGCAAATGCTGTGACTGCCAGTGAGATAGCTGCTAACGCTGTGGTGGCTGGTAAAATAGCTGCTGATGCCGTTACTGCAAATGAGATTGCTGCCAACGCCATCACTGCAAGCGAAATCGCCGCTGGTGCAGTTACCGCTGGTAAAATAGCTGCCGACGCAGTGACTGCCAACGAGATTGCAGCCAATTCTATCACATCTAGTGAAATAGCAGCAAACGCTGTTATAGCTGGTAAAATCGCAGCAGATGCTGTGACCGCCAATGAGATCGCCGCAAACGCCGTCACTGCCAGTGAGATTGCCGCTGGTGCGGTCGTTGCTGGTAAGATTGCAGCGGATGCGGTGACTGCGACAGAAATAGCGGCTGGGGCAATTACTACTGCCAAGATTGCGGCGAACGCTGTGACCGCCAACGAAATCGCAGCCAATACCATAACGGCAGCTAAAATAGCGGCTGGGACTATCACAGGCAATGAAATCGCGGCCAACACAATTACTGCCGCCGATATTGCCGCCAGCACCATCACAGCCACTGAGATTGCTGCTGCAACTATAACTGGCGCAAAGATAGCGGCAGGGACAATCGCAGCGGGTAACATCGCAGCGAACACTATTACGGCATCGGAAATTGCTGCTAATACGATCACCGCCGCACAAATCGCAAGCAATGCCATCACTGCTGATGAAATAGCGGCTGGGGCAATCACTGCCGCAAAGGTTGGCACAAATGAAATTGTTGCGTTTACTGCTAACATTAAAGACGGCGTAATTGAAACTGCTAAAATTGGTGATGCCCAGATAAGCACAGCTAAGATCGGGGATCTTCAGGTCAGCACCTTAAAGATAGCTAATAACGCCGTAACCATACCAGTTAGCGCATACACTGCCTCTGGAACTAGCGGGTCAACTAGTTTCACAACAGTGCAATCAGCAAGCATTGTTTCTACGGGTGCGCCCATAGCTATATGGGCTGGGTTCTTTGCTTTTTATTATGCCGACTCTGGAGCGCCATCAATAGAGTATAGGCTTCTAAGAGATAGCACGGTTATCTACGGCCCAATTCTGGTTAATCAGTCTCAGTCTGTGTTTATAGATGGGGCATTTATGCTGCATATATTGGACACTCCCGGATCGGGGACTCATAGTTATGAACTGCAAGTCGCGGAAGGTAACACATCAAATGTGGGCAGCGTTACGAGCAGGGTTGTGACATTGTTGGAGACAAAGAAATGATTAACATGGTGATATATAAAATCTCAGATGGCGACATTTTGAGGTCCGTTAGCTGCCCTGAGGATATGGTGGATATACAAATTGGCGATGGCGAAAGTTGGATTGAGCATGAGAAAGTAGATGACACTCAATTCAAAGTAGATTTGGCAACAGGCGAGATCGTGCCTGTCGATTCATAAAATTTAGCCAAGGGCATTGACCCAAGCATAATACGCAGTTGGCATCTAAGCCATAAAGTGCTAAAGATATGCCGCGAAGGGAATACCAATGGCATTTATCTACGACCTCAGTGACACTTGGAACAATGCGGGTATTTCGTGGAACGGCATTAAGCTGAATGTCACCGACACTGCCAGTGCTGTTGGCTCTAAGCTGGTTGATCTTCAGATCAGCGGAGTTTCTAAGTTTTCCGTTAGCAAAACGGGCGCGGTTACTGCCACTGGTATTGTAGAAAGCACCGTTGGCGGCTTTAAGTTCCCGGACGGCACAATCCAAACTACTCGCTCCTTGGGAACAGTTACTTCTGTATCTGGCACTGGCACAGTTAGCGGCCTAAGCCTAACGGGTAGCGTAACTACATCTGGATCACTGACGCTCGGCGGCACATTGGTTCTGACATCTGGTCAGATAACTCATGGCCTTGGCTACACGCCTTATAACTCTACGAATCCAGCCGGATATATTACGGCATCAGCACTGACGCCATATCTGACTAGCGCCACAGCGGCGACAACATATCAGCCGCTTGATGGCGATTTGACGGCTATTGCTGCTTTGGCTGGAACCACTGGTATCGTCCGCAAGACTGCTGCCAACACCTATGCTCTTGATACGGCAGTTTACATTACGGGCATCACCTCTAGCGATGTAACAACGGCTTTGGGCTACACGCCTTATAATGCCACTAATCCCGCTGGCTATACAACTAACACAGGAACAGTCACCAGTGTCAACTTAACTGCTGGGACAGGCGTTAGCGTTTCTGGCGGACCAATCACTTCAAGCGGATCAATTACAGTCACCAACACCGCCCCTGACCAAGTTGTTTCGCTGACGGCTGGGACGAACGTCACGGTCACAGGGACATATCCAAACTTCACCATTGCGGCCACTGGCGGCAGCGGCTCTGGCACTGTCACATCAGTTGCTGCGTCCGGCGGCACAACTGGCCTTACGTTTTCTGGCTCACCGATCACAACATCAGGCACACTCACGCTTGGCGGCACTTTGGCTGTTGCCAATGGCGGAACAGGGGCCACAGACGCACCTACAGCGCGTACCAACCTTGGCGCTGCCGCATCAGGCGCGAATGCAGACATCACGTCCATGTCCGGCATCACAGGCGGCATCGCTACGCCGGACTACATCGACTTCGACCTGACAGCGGCCCCCGCACTGACGCCCGGTCGCTTGGCGTGGAACCCAGACGATGCAACGCTCGACATCGGCCTGCTTGGCGGCTCCGTGCTCCAGACGGGGCAGGAGACTTTATTCTACGCCAAAAACACGTCTGGCGTAACGATACCGAACGGCACGCCCGTCATGTTTACTGGCGTCATTGGCGCGTCTGGTAAACTGACATTTGGCTTGGCTGTTGCTGATGGCTCTGTGCCTAGCGAATACATGATGGGTGTCACAACGCAATCCATCGCGAACAACGACTTTGGTTACGTGACCAGCTTTGGCACGGTGCGCGGCTTCGACACATCGGGAACGCCCTACGGCGAGACGTGGGCTAATGGCGACTTGCTGTATTTCAGCGCAACCACAGCCGGCGGATGGACTAAGGTTCCCCCCGCAGCGCCAGCCATTCACGAAGCTGTGGCTGTCGTAACGAATGCAGCCTCTGGCGGCAGCGGCACGATATTTGTGCGCATGGTGTTGAGTGAACGCCTTACATCGCTTCAGGACGTTTACATTAACGGCGGCGGCACACCAGTTGCAGGTCAGGTGCTGATATACGACCAGACACAGGCGCGGTGGGAGAACCACTTGCTGACGGCTGGCGCAAACATCTCAATCACGAATGGTGATGGCAGTGTCACTATCGCGTCAACCGATCAATACACAGGCACGGTCACGTCCGTAAATGCAAGCGGCGGTACAACGGGTCTGTCCTTCACTGGCGGCCCTGTCACAACGTCTGGGACGTTGACGCTTGGCGGCACACTGGCTGTCGCCAACGGCGGCACAGGGGCAACGACGCTCACTGGCGTAGTCATCGGTAACGGCACATCTGCATTTACAACAGTGACTGCTCCAACTGGCGCTATCGTTGGCACAACAGACACGCAGACGCTAACCAACAAGCGGGTAGACCCCCGCGCTGTCATCGCACCCGCAACATCTGGCACGTTGACGATCAACAGCGACGTAACGGATTTATATTTTGCAAAAAGCATTGCTGGCGCGATTACGTTTGCTACCCCAAGCGGAACGCCAGTGGACGGGCAGAAAATGATAATAAGGATTGATGCTACGGGAAGCCACTCGATTGCGTGGGCCGGAAGTTTTAGGCCCGTGGGCGTAACACTCCCAACAACAACATCAAGTACAACGATGACCTATGTTGGTCTTATCTATAACTCGTCCTCCGCAGTGTTCTCTCCCGGGTGGGACGTAGTGGCCGTAACGACAGGATAAGCGAGGGCATGATGAAAATCGACTTTGAGTTTACCACTCCTTACGGTGTTTTCCGTGACGCACTGCATCTGCCGGATGACCATACATTTACCGACGAGCAAATCACGGTTATGCAGCAGGAGCGCGTGGACAACTGGCTATTTGCCATTGAGAACCCGCCTGAACCTGAACCCGAAATGATTGAGGCTGAAGATGGCTGATCGTTATTGGCGGGGCGGAACTGCAAACTGGGACGGCACGGCTGGCTCTAAATGGGCTGCTACCGCTGGCGGCCCAACAGGTGCGTCTGTTCCTACAACCGCTGATGACGTATTCTTTGACGCCACATCAAGCGGCACTTGCACGATTGCCACGGGCAACACTGGCGCAAAGTCGATAAACTGCACTGGTTTTACTGGCACAATCGCTGGTTCGGCTGCAATTACGGTAGCTGGCAGCGTCACGCTCGTTGCGGGTATGACGTACACGCACACGGGAACGGTGACTTTAACTGGAACAGGGACGCTAACGACTGCGGGTAATGCGTTTAGCGCCGTTACGGTCAACGGTTCTGGTATTACGGTAACACTTGGTGATGCGCTGAACACAGGTGCGCGTATCATAACCGTTACGCAGGGGGCTTTTGACGCGGCTGGTTATAGTGTAACCGCGATAAGATTTTTATCAAGTAACTCCAATGTAAGAACCATTACCATGGGTTCTGGGTTGTGGACAATAAGCGGGGCATCTGTTGTTTGGACAACAGCCAATACAGCAAATTTAACCTTCAACAAAGACACAGCAGACATTCTTCTCTCTAACACCACTACGAATGTTAGAGAGTTTAGTGGCGGCGGCCTCACCTTTAACAAACTTACTATCGGCGGTGCTACCGGAACGTCCACTACCGGATTTACTGGTGCAACTAGCTTTAGTGAACTGGCTTCAATTAAGACTGTGGCGCACACTGTCCGCTTCAGTGCAAATTTAGGAACTATAGACACCTGGAGCATTACGGGTTCTGCGGGTAATGTCGTAACTGTCAACAGCAACCTAGCAGGCACACAACGTAACTTTAACCTGACCAACGTCACCAGTGGCATTGACTATCTGAGCGTCACTGACATCGCCGTAAACCAAGCCAACCGCTTTTACGTTGGCGCGAACTCGACGGACGGCGGCAACAATAGCAACGTCATATTTACGGCGGCTCCAGCACCCAGCGGAAACACTGGTGCATTCTTCAGTATTTTGTAGTAAGGGCAGTTCATGAGCGTTCACACAATACTTAATCATTTGGGGGATAACGTGAAGCATATTGCTGACGGTTTAGCAGTTGCTGCTGCGTTTGGTACTTTGGTGCAGTTTCTGCCACCACTGGCATCTCTTTTGACAATAGTTTGGATGTCGCTTAGAATTTACGATTGGTTGGAAGCAAGGTTCTTAGGGGGACGCTTGCCAAGAGATTAGGGTGTTTAATGACTCCATTGAAAATAGACGAGAACCTGTACAAATATTGTACGCCTCGTCAAAGGGAAATCCTTGAAGCCATAGATCGTCTTGGCGGTGCTAGGGCCGCGTCCATTGAACTCGGCATGAACGTAGGTGGCGCAAGCGAAACCTATAACGCCGTTAAGAGAAAAGCCGCAAAGTTTGGCTATGCGCCAGAGCATGACTTCACTCGACCTGTTCCCGAAGGGTATGTAGCCAAGGGCGTCAGCACTTATTACAACGCTGAAGGCAAGCCAGCCGGACAATGGGTCAAGGCGTCACTTAGCCATCAGGCTTTGGTTGACGCCATGAAAGAGGCCATTGACGGCTTCAAGGACGAGATACTGCCAGCCAGCGTTATCGTCGCTCCAGAGGCTTCTGAGGACCATCTGTGCAACCTTTATACGTTCACCGACTATCACCTTGGGATGTTGGCATGGCACAAAGAAGGCGGCAGCGATTGGAACATCTCTATCGCTGAGAAAACTATTTTGGCTGCGCTGGTACAGATGGTCAATCAAAGCCCAAATGCACACACAGCAGTACTCAATATCCAAGGCGACTTCTTGCACACTGACGGCAAGACGCCTGTCACACCAGCGTCAAAGCACGTTCTGGATGCAGATAGCCGCTTCCCCAAGATACGGCGCTCCGCGATCCGCATCATTCGCTCACTGGTGGCAATCTGTTTGCGACGCCATCAAGAGGTGCGTTTGATTATTGCTGAGGGCAATCACGACGAAGAAAGCGCCGGATGGCTGTCAGACCTGTTCGCGGTGCATTACGAAGAAGAGCCTCGCGTGGCTGTGAATGACAGCGTGTTGCCGTTTTATGTATTTGAATGGGGCACTACCATGCTAGGCATTCACCACGGTCATAAAGTCAAGAACGAAAGCCTACCGCTGTTGTTTGCGGCACAGTTCCCGCAAGAGTGGGGTCGCACTACTCGGCGCGAAATACACTGCGGCCATCGCCACCACAGGGACGAAAAAGAATATAATGGCGTAACGGTAGTGCAGCATCCAACTTTAGCTGCTAGGGATGCCTATGCTGCCCGTGGCGGGTGGATTGCAGATCGTGCCGCATGGGCTATAACCTACCATAAGAAGTACGGCGCTGTAGGGCGCGTAATGATTACAACTGAGATGTTAGAGGATGTATAATATGACTGACGCAATAGACCCACCACATTACCAAGCCCATGCTTCCGGAATAGAATGTATCCAGATCACGGAACACATGAATTTCTGCCTTGGCAATGCCATCAAATATATTTGGAGGGCAGGGCTTAAAAATAATGCTATAGAGGACTTGAGAAAAGCGCGGTGGTATATTGACCGCGAAATAGCAAGGATAGATCATGAGCAATTTTCCGATTAAGCGCATTGTAGTCCACTGCACTGCAACCCGTGAGGGCCAAGACGTAAGCGCGGCCACCATTAAGGGCTGGCACTTGAAGCAGGGATGGTCGGACATTGGCTATCATTATGTGGTGCGGCTGGATGGCCGGATCGAAAAGGGTCGCCCAGACACAGCCATTGGTTCGCATGTTCGCGGCTGGAACAAGGGCAGCATCGCCATTGTTTATGTTGGCGGTCTGGACAAGGACGGCAAAGCCAAGGACACGCGAACAGCGGCCCAGAAGAAGGGCCTGAAGGAAATCATCACCCGCATGTCTGCTCTGCACAAGAATCCACCTGTGATGGGCCACCGCGATCTGTCGCCTGACAAGGATGGTGATGGCGTGGTTGAGAAGCATGAGTGGCTAAAGATGTGCCCATGCTTTGATGTGCGTGAGTGGGTAAAACAGGGAATGCCAATATGATTAGCTTACTCTGGACACACAATGGACGCCGTGCAGCCGCATTTGGCGCATTGCTAGGCGGCTGTGTCATCATGACCATCTTCGCTGCTATTGGCGTGTGGTTGGTGTCTGGAAACGCAACGTACAGCTTCTATCTGGCTCTGGCTGCTCATGCGCAGATTATGCTTGGCCTGACTGCGTTTACTGCACTGTTTGTGAAAAGAAGCATAAAGGCTGGCAAAGATGGAATTGAGATCACAGATGCTAACTAAGTTTGTTCCGTATCTAAAGTTCGCGCCCTATGCCGCAATAGGGCTATTTGCCCTTCTGGCGGCGATACAGTGGCAAAACGCTCGGCACTGGGAGAAGCGCTACATTGGGTCGGAGAAGGCCCACAGCGCCACGAAAGCGGCTTATACTGGCGCACAGGTTGCTGCCAAAGAGTTGAACAAGGCTAAGGTCGCTCAGATCGAGCGTCAATATGCCGCCATATCAGAAAAGGCAGAGTCCGATTATGAAAAACGCATTGCTGATAACCGCGCTGCTCTTGACCGCTGGATGCGCAACCAAGCCGCTAAAGGTTCTGCCGGAAGCACCGGAGCAAGCGAAGCCGCCCCAGTGTCCGGTGAAGTTGTGTCAGGAGCCGAAACGGCCATCGTTCCTATCAGCGACTTAGAGATCGTTGCTGATGCCTATGCGCAGTTGGATGCGCTTAGGGCTTGGGCGCTTGAGGTTGGCAAGGTCGATTAAAACCTAATGTCCTCGTCGCCCCATTCGTAAATGTCCCAGCCAAAGTTGTCGAATAGGAACTGGCGCAGGGTCATGGCTTGTCAACCAGTTCGCGGATAATCTCGACAGCCCGTGCTGACGTTATCGACTTCCATTCACACCAAGCGCCACAGCCACACTCGCGTTCTTCAAGTGCGGCGCAATCACATAGGATTGCGTCAGCCTCTAGCGCCTTGGCCGCTGCCTCAACGCCAGCTTCATAGCCTGCTTGCCATTCGGCGGCTGTGTCTTTGCTCATTTACTTTGCCCCTGTAGTGCTGCGTTGGCTTCCGCTATCACGTCATCAAACGCTGTTCCTGTGCCAGTTGCATAATTTATAGCCATGTTCATGGTGCGCCGGAGCAATATCCGCAACCGCTCGTTCTCCTCACGCAGCGCATCGCTCTGTGTCGGCTGGCGGGTGCTCCAAATGTTTTCCGCTTTAGCTCGTGATGTCATTTGCGGTGTTGAAAATCCGCAGTCATTACATTGCAGCCAGTGTTTTTTACGCTTTGCCTCAAAGATTTTAGCAGACACGTTGACGCTATCACACCAAGGCACGGGGCAAGGCAAAAGCACTGCGCTGTCTTTATCATTGGTCATTTGCCCTGCTCCTGCTCCTTAGCCTTACGCTCCGCCCATGTAAGACCATCTGCGCCCCTCAAGGGCCATGCGGAATCTGATGATACACGGTGCTTTTTGCCCAATGGGGCTGCTTGCTGTGCCTTAATCATCTGCCAATACCTCCGGGGCTGGCTGCAAGCCTTCCATAAACTTTGCCCATACGGCCAAAGCGCCAACTATGAATGGGCCATCGTCTTGCTCACCAGAACGAATCTGGCGAATAAATTCTACGTTGCCGTGCGTCATCTCAACATGATCCGCGACTGCATTTCTAAGTTCTATCAATGTCATCTCAAAATACCTTTGCTAATTGTTGTTCCCAATATCGTTTTTGGTCGCCAGTTGTCCGGGCTGCATGATATTTAAACAGCGCAATAGCCAGTGGATCGTAACCACGGCCATCATGTGTGGCGACGGGCGGTGTCAATGGAAGTGCGTTTTCTTCCGTAAATGCTTTCTTACGCGGAGATGGAAAATAGGTCAGGGCATTAGTAATGTCCCGCATCGTGTATGATGTGCCGTAGTCACGATTTATGTGGTTCAGAACCGCACTTCGGTCAGTGATGTAGCCGCAAAGATGGCGTATCTTCTGCTTTATGTCGTATCTCATTTTTTATAATCCTTAATATAATCAGATATTTGTATCTTGGCGTCTTCAGCGCCAGCACAAATAAAGCACACATAACCCACAGACGCAAGATAATTTATCCAATCTTTTTGCTCTGGCGATAATCTGCCGCCCTTTATCCGCTTCATTTCGATCCACAGCTTCAGTTCCGGGACAAATAGATCGGGGACGCCGGGGCTAACACCCTCGACCTTCAACTTGGTTGCAACGGCCTTTGACCGAAGGCCACCGTTAGGAATCGCAAATATCCGCATTGGTCGGTAGGTCTGACGGAACCACATTACCAGTCGCGCCTGTTCGTAATGCTCTGATGGAAATACTTCGGTCAAAACGGAACCTCCCATGACCAAGCGGCACACTTGCCTTGGCTATTAACAAAATCGGCTGGTGGGTACATTGAGAATGCAAAGCACTTCCCGTCCCCTGCAAAGTGGTCACAAGTGTGGCAACATTTAGGCGGACCAGCACTCATCCACTTTTCGTATTCCACCAAAAAATCTGGTTTAGGCAAACGCTTCATTATTCCACTCCCTTCTTAAAACCCTATGATATTTACCGTCGCGCTTATAGCTAATGACAATCGGTGGGTGAGCATCGTTCAGGCGCTGCGCCCAATCCTCAAGCAAACTTACGCCATCAAATGTCGCCCCTGCGCTTTGCGCTATCTTGACCAACTGCGTTATAGCCTTTTGCCCAGCGTATCCCTCATGAGTCACAGGCAAATATTCAGTCACACTCGGATCAGTCAACTCACCATAATATGACACGCAGAGCATATCTTTGCCACTGGTTTTGCTGGTGTGCTTGCGCCACAGCCAATCTGTAACCACCATCTCTGTCCCAGACACACCCATGATGTCATCGTTGTGCAGCTTCAAAACTGCCTTCTCAGGCTCAGGAAACGCCATCCCGCAAGCTGGGCATTCCTTGGCGCTGATGGCGACCAGTTCATCACAGTTGTCGCAAACCTTGACCGGAGCCTCACCCGCCCCTCGCCCTTCCTCACCCTTGCGCTGTGGCGGGGTAACAGCGATGATTGGCCCATGCGTCCGCACAACTCCGGCAAAGTCTAGCACCAAGCAATGGTCGGTGTGATCCTTCAGCCTCATGCCGCGACCCGCCATCTGGACATACAGGCTGGCGCTCATGGTAGGGCGTAGCATGGCAATCAGATCAATGTTTGGCGCGTCAAAGCCCGTGGTCAGTACGTTGGCGTTGGTCAACGCCCGTATCCGCCCAGCCTTAAAATCAGCCAATATCTGCTCCCGCTCTACCTTTGGTGTTTCTCCTGTCACACAGGCGGCACTGATGCCTTCACGCCTGAGCGATTCGGCTATGGCGTGGGCATGGTGAACACCAGTGCAGAAGAATAGCCAAGACTTGCGGCCCTCGGCCAAGGCAATTACTTCCCTGATGACGCTGTCATTGTTCTCGTCAGTATCGACGGCAGCTTGCAGTTCGCTCTCAATGAACTCTCCGCCGCGTTTGTGGACGCCTGATAGATCGTAATTGGTCTTGGTGACCTTGGAACTAAGCGGGGCAAGGAACCCTTTCTGGATCAGTTCCTCAATAGTCACTGGGTCGAGCAAATCATCAAAGATGGCTGGCTTATCTGTAATCAGCCCATGCCCCAGACGATATGGCGTGGCTGTCAGCCCAATCACCCGCATGGACGGATTAATAGCCAATAACGCATCCAGAAATGCGCGATACATGCCAATTGCCTTGTGGTTGACCAAGTGGCATTCATCGATGATGCAAATGTCGATGTGACCTACACGGCTGGCCTTGCTGTGGATCGACTGAATGCCAGCAAAGGTGATGGGTTCGCCCAATTGCTTCCTGCGCATCCCAGCCGAATAGATGCCCATAGGCGCACCCGGCCAATGCTGGCGCATCTTCTCGGCGTTCTGTTCGATTAATTCCTTCACATGGGTCAGCATCATAATTTTAGTGTCAGGCCAATTCTGCACAGCATTCTTACAAAATGCAGCAACAATATGACTCTTGCCTGAACCTGTCGGCAGCACCAAGCATGGGTTGCCTTTGTTCTTTTCCATCCACTTGTATAGATCGTCGATGGCGCGTTGTTGGTATGGTCGCAACATCAGCCCACCACCTCCGCATCAGGGAACATCGCCTTAATCGACAGAACGACCTGATCATCCAGCGCCTCTGCGTTGGCGATTATCTCGCGGCTCTTGTAGCCGCCCTTGCCATTCACGATCCACTTGTCGCCAATCTTCCACTTGACGCTGTGACCATCGTCTGAGCCTTCCATGATCCAAGGAACCATGTCCGGATGCAGGATGTGGTCATCACAGCCCTCATGCTGAAAATCCTCTGGAATGGCGTCAGCATCGTGACGCTCACACCGAAATGTGGAATCCGCCATTGCGGTGCTGTGCGCACAGGTGCGGCAGTTGATACGCTTAGTCGGTTCCTGCTTGTGGCAGAAGCTATGTGCTGGGCAGAACTTGCACTGATACCAACTGGGGTCGGCACTGCATGGCTCAGGCATACGATCTGACATGGCAATACGCTTGCCCCGTATAATTGCGTCCTCGGCCACCTTTTTGTCGTATTTTACACGCTCGGTGTAGATGCGGTCATCGTCCTTACAGACCGCCAGATAAAGCGCACGGTTGATGTCAGTCCCGTGCATGTAAACTTGCATCTGGATAAAGTGCATGGGCTTGGATTTCTCCACGCCGTTTTTTACCATGTCATCAAATGACTTCTTAGAGTGTGTCTTGAACTCGGCAACGTGACGGGCCTTGGGAGCCTCTGGGACGCCCTTCTCAATTATGCCGTCAAGACTGCCGCTTACATGGTTGCCAAAGTCTACGCGCCTCTGGCTGGAGCGAATGTCGATACCAATGTTGCGAAGGTCGCGGATGATGGTGTCTTCCTCGCTGTGTCCACGACGGAACAGGCGCAGGATGCGGCCATCGAAATCCTCGACCACTGCCCAGCGAAAGTTAATCCAAAGCCACCTGTCGCAATGGTGTCCCAAGAGGCTAACGCCCATGTGCGGACGCGGCTTGGACTTCTTGCTGGCATGGTATTGATCTATCATCGTTGCGATGGTATTAACTGGGTCGGGCAATTTGCTCATTGTGTTATCTCCTTTCCTACAAACTTCCCCCGCCCTAGTGATAGAGCGGGGGTTTTTGTTTACTTAGCCCAAGGTGGCTTTGCGCCGCCGACAGATGCGGTAGGCTCTGGAGAAGCAGATGTTGTTACTTGCGGCAATGCGCCGGATGCAGACTTGAACCCGCTAACTTCGTTACGGGCATCGTAGCCATTCTCGGCTGGCTTGATTTTGACGCGGATGCAAATGCTGCCACCGACCAGTTCGTCAGTGTCTTGGATTTTAGCCAAGCCGACAGCCCTCATGATTTCACCAAGTTGCTGGCGACCAATGGCCTCAGCGCGTTCGCTCTGGTTGCGGACGTTTACTGTCCCAAAGACCACACGGCCCTGCTGCGTAGGACCAGTGATGTCATAGCGCATGTCAATCTTTTGACCTGTGCCAGCCTTGGTGTTGTTCAATTCCGCCTTGGTAATGGTGGCGTTGTACCAGCCCTCTGGAATCAGATCATAGGAACGATCCGAAACTGGGAGGCTGTCTGTCGAAAATGTTTCACCTAAAAATGCCATGTGATTAATCCTTCTTGATGATAGTGAATGATGGACGCCCCGGTGTTGAGGTAATTGCGTCCAGTAACGGGTCAGTGATTGACGGGTCGGTTGACTTCCAGACTGCTGCATTGATCTCCGGCTTCCACCGGAACAGGCATTCCAGATGTGCCATCAACCCATGCTCAACCGCAATCTCTTGCAGCTTCTCGCTGTTGATTTTGCGATTAATGCGACCTTCGACCTTAATCTTGTAGCCGTCGGCTTCAAAGTTGGCGGTCTTGTCAAGGTTCGATGGGACGCTGAATTGCGCCACCATCTGATCCTCAAGCATACGGCGCTTGGATGTTGCCTCAGCCTCTTCGGCTTTGGCGGTTAGCCATTGTTGGTAGATGGTCATGAAGCACCACCGATTTCAATAGAATTAGCAGCATCTTCTTTGATTCGTGCAATCACTCCATCATTGATTGCAGCGATTGAGGTGTTGATTCCACAAATCTTTTCGCGCAGCGCACCCGCAGAAGGCCAAACTTGCTCAACATCCTCAAAGGTACGAGATACTTCAATCAATGCGCTGAAATCCCTTATCCGTTGCTGTACGGACGCCTTGTATTGGTTTTCTGCATCCTGCCATGCGACAAAGATTGCAACTTGGTTTTCGTCCATCAAATGCGGAGTGCGTTCATTGCAGTAACGGTTAGCCACATAAGGAATGCGCTTATCATCATTCCGAAACTTAAACCGTTCAAATCCACCATATCCAGAAGAAACAAAGATACAGGTATCACTGCGACCAAGTTCATATTTCTTTAAAACATCCATATCAGCCTTTGGATATTTCTTCTCGACCAAGGCAGACACCATATTAGCGGCTGCATCATAGCAAATATCAAGTGACGCACTATCCTGTGTATCGACCACAAGTTTTTGGGCGTAATTGATTAGTGCCTCGCGGTGGGTCTTGTTTAAAACTTTCTTTGCCATTTCACTGACCTCCAATCTTGCGAATAATCTCCCCAAGGTCTGGTGCTTCCCATGAGGCCAACTTGCCTGAGCGATCCTTTGCCAGCCACAGACCGTCGCTGTCGCACATGATGGCACGTTGGGCGTTGCCGTCCGCATCACGCTCGACCCGCAGGGCCAGAACTTCGTCGAAGAAATATGGCAGACCTTGCGTCAGGGACTTGCCGGGCATCGATGGGTTGTAAAGCAACTTGCCCATCTCGTCGGTGGACTTCTCCAACTTGGCGCTCATGTAGACATGCTTGTTGGGCAAATCACGGAACGCACGGATCAGTTCCTGCATGGTGGTGTTGAGTTCGCCATAAGCAGCGCGGCCATCTTTGTTTGTGCGCAGTTCATGCTGAAGCACAACCTCGGCCACTTCACTGATGCTGTCGAGTGCCACGCTCTCAAAGCCAGCGGCTTCTTCGCTGTCTTTGGCCCACGCATAGGCCTCGCGTAAATCTTCCATGTTCTTAATTTCAATATAGGCAATGTCAGCGTCTTGGATGGACAGCAGCCCACCTTCAGCCGACAGAACCACAGGGTTCGGCAATGTGCGGATAAGAGATGTCTTACCAGCGCCAGCCTGACCATATACAAGCAGCTTGACACCATTGGCCGTAAGACCTCCGGTCTTTTTCAGATTAATAGCCATTGAAGGCTCCTTTCGTTTCAGCACAGGTCGGACAATCCAGTTAGTGCGTAGAAATGCCTTTACAGCCACAATATGGGTATGTAAACACCCAATTGTGCAAAAATGCACAACGGAGAATGTTATGTTAGATTTATCGCAGATCAGGGAGCGACTTCTGTACAGCAACCTGTACAGAGTTTCTAACCACACAGGCGTTCATAGGAATACATTAAGTGCGATTCGGCTGGGTAAGAACGCCAACCCAAGCTACGCAACAGTCAAAACATTATCAGATTATCTTTTAGGATTTAAAGCATGACACCGAAAGAAAAGAACCTCGCAGACATTAACGAAATAGCATATAAATATGGATACACCGCAGAGGACATTCTCGGTAAAAGTAGATACAAAAGATTGGTTATGGTGCGGCGTGAGTGCGTAGGTATGTTACGCGCCAAGGGCTACTCCACCACAGAAATAGGGCGTATAATGAACAGGGATCACAGCACCATCGTAGTATCGCTACAGATTTTGGCGGCAAACAATGGCTGATTTAACAAACATCTTGGGCGGCTCATGGTCGCCTCCGGCAGAGGTCAAGGCTGACCCACCGGAACTACAGCTTCGCGATGCCATAGAGAATAGTGGCATGACACCGCCCAAGGACATTTCCCTTGACGGCAAGATGCACCGCTTCAACTCTGGAACCAAGGGCAAGGGCGGACACGACAAGTCCGGCTGGTACATTGCCTATGGCGATGGTGTTCCCGCTGGCCGCTTCGGCTGCTGGAGGGCTGGCATGGAGATGACATGGAGGGCGGACGTTGGCCGTAAGCTGACGCCATCCGAAGAGATGGCAAATGTCCGGCGCATGTCAGAGGCCAAGGCCGCACGGGACATCGAACTAGCTAAATCGCGTGAGGTGGCATCTAACACCGTCGAGAAGATTTGGTCAGAGGCAACCGCTGCCCATCCGGATCACCCGTACCTTTCCCGCAAGGGCATTGGCGTCAATGGCGCACGGGTCACAGGTGATGGACGGCTGGTAGTTCCGCTCTACAATCCCAATGGCGGTCTATCCTCGCTTCAATACATAGATCGTGAGGGTGGTAAGCTGTATCATGCAGGGGGCCAAACAGGTGGCTGCTCTTGGCTCGTCGGCACAATGGACGAACCCGGCGTTCTGTATGTGGCAGAGGGCTTTGCTACAGCAGCCACTATCCATCAGGTAACAGGTCGCCCATGCCTTGTGGCCTATTCTGCGTCAAACCTTGTGCCTGTCACTGGCGCGGCGCGGGACAAGTATGGCCCAACCCAAGAAATCGTCATCGTGGCAGACAATGATGCGTCCAACACAGGTCAGAAATATGCTGACCAAGCATCAGCCAAGTTCGGGGCGCGGACCATAACGCCACCCTTCCAAGGCGATGCCAATGACTATGTGGCGGCTGGGGGCGACCTGTCCGTCCTGCTTATCCCACCCGTTTCCGATTGGCTCATCCCAGCCGACGACTTCTGTACCAAGCCAGCACCTATCAAGTGGATGGTCAAGAACTGGATACAGGATGATGCCCTCATCATGATCCACGGGCCGTCAGGTGGCGGCAAGACCTTCGTGGCCCTTGATTGGTGTCTGCACATAGCCTCCAGCCTGACCGATTGGAACGGACATAGGGTTAAGAATGGAACAGTGGTCTATTTGGCTGGTGAGGGTCATCACGGCCTACGTTCGCGTATCTCGGCATGGAAGCAGCACCACGGCGTATCAAGCGTCAATATGTGGCTGTCCAAGGCTGGCTGCGATCTGAACACGCCTGAAGGATACATGAAGGTGGTCGAGGCCATTAGGGCGCTACCGCATCCGCCCAGCGTTATTGTGGTTGATACCCTGCACAGGTTCCTGAGCGGCGACGAGAACAGCGCACAGGATGCCAAAACAATGATCGATGCCTGTGCTGCGCTTATGCGTGAGTTCAATTGCAGCATCATCCTTGTGCATCACACTGGCGTGTCAGACGAGGCCCAACACCGGGCGCGTGGATCGTCGGCATGGAAGGGCGCACTTGAAATCGAGATTAGTGTTGTACCAGCTAAGGGCGATGGACCCATCCAGATCGTACAGCGCAAGTCCAAGGATGCCGAAGAGGCCAAGCCTGTTTATGGTGAGTTGACCCTTGTGGCAATAAACGGCTGGTTCGATGAGGATGGCGATCAGGTTTCCAGTGCCGTCCTGACACAGACTGAGGCTCCGCCTGAGACACGCAAAGAGGCAAAGCACACAAGAGACTTCAAGATATTTGACAGTGCTTGGCATAAAGCGGGAAGGGAAGTCAGGGATGACATGCCCTACCTAACTAAGTCTGCACTCAAAGAATATCTGATGGAAAAGAAGATTGCCACGACTGAGCAAAGTGCAACCAAAATGGTTCAGGAGGGTCAGACCAATAGGCTGATTGGAAACCTCATTGTGAGCGAAATGATCACCCCTCATGAGCATGGTTGGGTCGTAATTTGTCCCGAAAATGGCTCGGCAATGATGACTTCACGAAAAGACTATAAATAGGGGTGTGGACAAGGTGGACAATTGAGGACAATTGGAGAATTGTCCAGCTAAAGTGACGCTTTTCTGCGGTTTTAAGATAGGGGTGGACAATTAACTGGACAGGGTGGGGGCAAGGTAGGCAGTACTGGACAGACAGGACAACACACCTATAGGTGTTGTCCAATTGTCCACCTGTCCTGCGGGGTGTCCTGACCACTTGTCATTGGACCTCTGGTGATATAGAATTAGGTATGTGGAAAGGAAGATTATGAGTAAGAATAATGAAGAGGCTTGTGGGCAGTGCTTGTTCTTTCAGGGAAGCCCTTCTGGCTCTCACGGTTTCTGCAAAAGATTTCCGCCCGTGTTCACGAACATGGACCATGAAGGTAGAGCAAAGTTTTTCAATCCAGTGACCTCGCCGTTCAATTGGTGTGGTGAGTTCGAGGACATAGACTGATGTTAGCAATGCGGGTTGAGACAAGTGATTTTGACAGGGGCTTACGGGTTCTTGCCGAAACGCCTAATATGATCCGCAAGGCTATTGTTGGCGCTTTGTCTGACACTGTGGATGATCTTCACACTCGCCAGCAGTTGGAGATGAATAAGGTTTTCAATAAACCCTCGCCATATGTGTTGAAGGGTCTAAAGAAAAGCTATCCGGGTGGGCGTGATGCTCAGTCATCAAGGGCTAGGTTCGGTCAGGGTGTTTTGAGGGCTGGGACCTACTTTGAATATTTTGGCGGCACTGGTTCGCCTGAGAGCATCGTCAAGCCACATGTGTTTGGCGGGAACAGGTCGCGCAAGTCATCTGAAAAACGTCTGCAAGGAATGGTGGCGTTGCTTGGAACCCAAGACACTGTCCAAGGTAGAAACTATCCGCGTGGATCGGGTGGTGACATCAATGGCGCTCGGTATAGTGAAATGCTGGCGGCTGTTGGTGCATTGTCTGAGACTGCGCGTTCTGCAATGCCCAAGGGTAAGCAGCGTAACCGTAAGAATATCAGCTTCTTTGTGATTAAGCGCGAAGGGACGCCAATTGGCATTGCGGAGCGGCGTGGCAAGGACGTTAAAATAATGCTTGTAAATACCAAAAAGAAGGCGGTATACAAAAAGCGTTATGATTATTTTGGCGTTGGACAGAAGCAAGTTGCTTACAGTCTGCCGCTACACTTTAACCGTATTATTAACCGAATGATCTCTAGGCTATAACATATGAACGACAATATCGAACACGAAGGTCCGAAGCATCTGTTTGCTGCGGCGCTGATTAACGATCTGATGATTATTTTGGATAACGCTGCGAAGCGTGGCCTTGATCCGCTAGATGAGGATGGCATACCGATTTACGGTTTTGCATACTGGTCTGGCGAATGCGCGAAGGCGCTGGGCGTAAAGAAAATTGTTCCATAAATCGTATGGGGGGTAATTTTGCTCCATAAATCGTATGGGGGGTCGTTGGCCCATAAATCGTATGGGGGGTGGGTTTAGCCGTTCGCCGTCTGTTCCCGTTTCGCTGACGCAATAATATTGCGCGGCATTGGAACAATATTGCCAGCGCGATAGGGCGCGGCAATCCGTCAATTTTAGGCTTTATATATATGGGGCGAAACGACGTATTGTCGGGGCGCGAAAATAATTTGCGCCTATGTCGTTTTTTTGTTGACCCGACATAATGTCGCGTTTAGAGCGGTTGTATTAACAATGAGAATAAGGATTTTATCAAATGTCTAACGTAACTTTCGGCTTGCTTGTGATTGCCGTTTTCTTGGCGATTTTCGGTGCAACATTAATATTCGGTGCGTCTATTATGGCAGGGCATCAAGCCCTAGCTATCCTATGCGCTTCTATGTTTGGCATGGGACTAGGCGTCGCAATCATTGAACAGAAATAATCGTTTAATTTTCTAATATAAGGATATTTTCTAATGTTGCATTTTATCAATCAACCGTTCGCATATAATAATGCTTTTCCCGAAACGTCGCTTGCTTATGATATATCGGCCCTTTCGCTTGATATCCAATTGCAAATATTGGGAAGCGATTTTAATCGCTCGCTATTTTCCCGCTTGCCCGAAAAGCTTTTGGGGATTGATACGAACGCCAAAACAATCAAAGGCGAAAAGTATGGCATCAAAACCGCCATATTGTACTTAATGCCAGCAATGCAAAGCGGCGTTAACTTGTGCGCCAATGCTGTCATTGCAGGTTGCGAGAAACCTTGCCTATTTAAAGCAGGGCGCGGCGCTATGTCTAACGTTATGCTTTCGCGCTTGCGTAAAACGCTATATTTTAATCAATATCCAGAATTGTTTATGCATCAATTGCATAATGAATTGATACGCGAACGGGCAAAGGCAAAGCGCAAGGGTTACAAGCTTATTGTTCGGCTTAATGGCACAAGCGATATCCGTTTCGAAAATATCGCGGTTGGCGGTTACGCTAACATTATGCAAGCCTTGCCGGATATCCAATATTATGATTATACAAAGCTTGCGAACCGCAAGAATATACCCGCCAATTATGATTTAACATTTAGCTATAGCGGCGTTGAAGCTTATCAACCGTTTGTCGCAAAAGCGGTTGCCAAGGGCGAAAGAATTGCGGTTGTTTTTCGCAATCGCGCAATTGTTGAAGCAATGCTTGCTAATGGCGAAACGTTTTTAGGGCTTCCCGTTGTTGACGGTGACGATAGCGATATACGCCATATAGAGCCTAAAGGCGTTATTGTGGCGCTATATGCAAAAGGTCCGGCGCGGCGGGATCAATCCGGCTTTGTTGTAGGATAAGGGGAAAGCACAATGACAAATGATTTGTTTCGCGTTTACGTTACTTTTGCCGATAGACAGCCCGAACAAGCTTGGCAGGGCTTAACGTATACAAAAGCCCGTTGGCGCTACTTTTGGGTTCAACGCCAATTTTATGCGGGAATATTCCGTAACGTCAAAGCATACGGTTATGAATTAGAGGGGCAAGCATAATGGAAAGCAAATATGCGCATAAATGCGACGATTGCGGCGCTGGAATGAATGAGGGATACGTCATTGAGGGCGCAAACGAATATTATTGCAGCGACGAATGCTTGCATAAAAACGTTAGCCCCGAAGATTTTCAAAAATTCTATATAGGCAATATCGACGACGACGACGACATTCCCGATATCCAAATATATTGGACCGACTGGCAAGGTGAGGCACCATATGGTGAAGCGCTGTGTCGCAATGGCAAGCCGATAGCACAATGTGATTGTTGCTAATGTCTATTGACCTTAAACAATACCGCAAGGCGCGCAACCTAACGCAAGAGCAATTGGCAGAAGCCCTAGGTATAAGCCCTAGGCATGTTCAAAGGCTTGAGGCTGGAACAAATAGGTTAACGCCTACACTAGAGCGGTTGCTAGCAATCCTTTAGACAATCGAAACAATCGAAACAATTGGGGCCGCTTTTGCGGCCCTTTTCTTTTGCCTATCGCATAGGCATAGCCAGCCGTTGCGCTGGCTTTTGGCGTTTATGCATAGGGCGATTTTAAAGCCGTTTGAGGCTAGGCGATTGCGCTTGGCTATATGGGTAGCAGGGGCGATTATATTGACGCCCTAGGGGCCGTTTGCTGGCGTCTGTGGCCTATGTTTTAGCCATATGAAAAGCGGGAGATTGGGCTGACAGCCAAGCCATATCGTCTGGGGCATGGGCTGATTACAGATAAGCCAGACATCTTTGATGAT